AAAATAAAGGTTCATGGGTTATTCCTACTCTTTTTGAAAGTTTCGGAAATTGGCTCGGTAAATTTGATTTGTCATTAAATAATTTTGGTACATATATCAAAACACATATACAAAAAATTTACTCTTCTGATACAAATATTAATAATTCATATATATTAATCAACAACAACCATATCAGAATTAATACAAATAATTTTATTAACCTAACAGATATAAGCTGTATTTATAATAAAGATTTACGTACTTGGAAAAAAACTTTAGATTATATAAATTACAATAATAATTTCCCTCTTCACTGTTTATCCTCTAATAATATCGTTGATGAACTTGGTATCCGAACCACTTATGGTCACCCCAATATTGCTTTATTATTAATTAATTATTATAATAAAAAACAAAATAACAATGAACTTTATGATACTATAAAAAAATTTATATCTTATCATTTATCATACATTGAATCAAATGATTCTGAAAATAAAGTTGCTCTTATTATAGAACATAAAACATTTAATTGTACTGATGACTATAATCAAGCTTTAACTAATTTCAATTATACTGAACCAACCATAGAAAATATGGCTAAATATATCGGTTTTAATGATGTTCAACTTAATTATTTGAGTTTATTCAAAGATTCTGCATTTAATAGAAGTTGGATATATTTATCTCCATCTATTATAGTTGATACATTAAATTACAGTAAACCAAATAATTTTTATACAAATACACTTTACAAACATTATGAAAAAGATATAGATTATAAAGAAGTTACAATAGAACATGATATTGTAAAAAATTACGAAACGAATATAAAAAAAAGTAAGTGCTTATTAATAAGTAGCAAAGAAAATCGAGGTGGACACAACTTAAAATATTATATAGTAAGTGGTGAATGTTTTAAAATGATTTTAATGGGTGCTAAAACAACAGCAGGTAAGGAGATACGTAAATATTATCTTAAAATAGAGGAGTTAGCATTTTTCATGAAGGATTATATATCATATCTACATAAATATATATCAGCGAAAAAGGAGGGGGAGATGAGAGAGAGGATTAAGAAATTAACGATATTCAAAGAGAATGCGAATTATTTGATAGAGAATACGAAGACGTTAGAGAAAAATACGATATTTTATATAGCGACATCAAAAATATATTGTAGACAAAATGTATTTAAAATAGGACATATAACAGCTGATACGAAACAGGCATTAAAATCTAGATTAGCACAGTATAATACGGGTAAAGCGGGAGATGATTTATTTTATTATATATATGTGAAGATAATTCATAATGCGTCGGATATAGATGTGAGATTAAAGAGAATATTAAAGGATTTTAAACATAATAAAAGGAAGGAGATGGTGATAATGAATTATGAAGCGTTGATAAAGATAATAAATTTGTATATAAACCAGAATGAAGGGGAATATGATACATTTAATGAGATAGTGAATAATTATATAACACTGTATATAGATCAACCGGTTAATATAATAGAACCGATAAATATAGATAAATTGTTTATTAATGAAGAGAAAGAGGAGATAAAATTAACAGAAAAAAAGAGGAATAATAATATGAGTAGTTTAACAGAGGAAGAGAGGAGAGTAAAGATAATAGAACATATGAATGATTTTTTGAGCACAACGAATGGTTCATTTGATTATGATTTACATAAGAATAAGTTAAGGAATATAACGATATCGTGGATGTCATTTATATCATCGTTTGAAGAACAATATAATATAAAAACGAAGAGAAGTATGTGGAAACAATTATTTAAGACGATTACAAAGGTGCCGTGTATAGATAAAGTAAAATGGACGGGAAAATAAAAATTCAATGATAATATAAAATATTGTAATAAATAAATGAACAATATTAGTATATATATTATATTATTTATAATTTTAGGATTACTTATATATGTAGTAATAAAACTAAATATAAGTGGTGAAACGGGTGGTGAAACATGTGATGACATATGTCAAAATAATATTGCTAAAAAAGTAGCAAATCTTGTTAAAATACCTAATTCATGTGACTTAACATGTCAAAAAAGTATAGCAAATCTTGTTAAAATACCTAATTCATGTGACTTAACATGTCAAAAAAGTATAGCAAATTCTGTTATATCAGGTGTAACACCTGATATAAATAAACAGGTATGTGATGATACATGTAAGGAAGACATTGCTTGTCGTGTATTGAATAATAAATCATTTTACTTACCAGATGCAACAAAACCAAGTCAACAGACACCTATATCATTTGGAAAAGTAATTTCTAATATATCAAGTCAATTTAAAAACCCTGATTCAATAGTGGGATTTAATTCAGAAACATGTAATTAAAGGAAAAAAATAAAATGTTGAGGTAAGAGAAAAGATATTTTTTATTAAGAAAAATAAAAAATATAGGAAAGGGAAGAATAGATATGAGGGATGTGATAAATCCTTGATACTGATTTATACAATCTCTAAAATGTATTTTTCTATCATAAGTATATTTTGAAGAAATATTTATTCGATCAATATCTTTATAAGAAGAAGTATGTAATATTACTTCTTGTTGAGAGCCACATAAAAGACATATATATACACTATTATCGATAACATCAAATAATTTTTTATTATCACAGTTATTACATATGACAATATTATCTTTATTGGGTATACTGATGTTAATTTTTGAATATCGTTGAGCGATGGAAATAAAGTCTGATATAACTTTATTTTTAACTTTATTGGATCGAACGGGTTTACCGACGAAACTTAGTTTCATGGGAGTTTTTAAAATTTTTTTATATTCTTCTAATAATTGGGCTGTTTCGATGATGTAGTAATTAAAGATAGTTTTGTTTTCGGTGTTAAGGATGTGAGTTTCTAATTGTTGAATATTATGTACCAGATTATTGATACCTTTATTTTTTGTGACAATACTGTTCATAGTTTTATTGAGATCGTCTAATCTAATTTTATCGAGGTGTAAGTTAGATAATTCATCATTAAATTGTTGTTTAATGGTTGCGTCAATGTTCAAAATATCTATTTGTGACATTAATAATTTTTATTAAATCTGTGTGTAACTTTAAGTATTTTATATAAATTTGAATAGGTATAAAATAAGTGTTATATGATAATCATAAACAGTGAGAAATGTATGATAATATAAAAAAGAATATATGGTATAGAGAAAAGGAGAGAGAGAGAGATAAGATTATAAAATTTACTTGTAAATATGTAAATAAAAAAATATGAGGTGATAAGGTGAAGATAAATATATGTAGTTGTGTAAATGTATGATAGGTAAGAAAATAAAAAAAATAAAAAAAATGTTGATTACAATAAAAAACTATGGCTACTATTTGCACATCAAACGTAACGTCAGGATTTATTGATCTTGCGACTTTCGATGAACTTGAAAAATATATGTATGGAGGACCTGATGCTACGGCGTATTTTGTACGTGAAACCAGGAAGAGTACTTGGTTTACCCAGGTTCCAGTCTGTCTTTCCAAAGCAAGTGGAAATGCTGGATTTGATACCGAATGGTCGGTAAGTATTTCCCGTGCTGGAGATTATTTACTATCAGCGTGGCTTAGATTAACTACGCCTACTGTAACACCTAATGCTGCAGTATTTGCTGCTGACCCCGATCTTCGTATTCGTTGGACTCGTAACTTTATGCATAATCTAATTAGAGAATGTAATATTACATTTAATGACTTAGTTGCTGCTAGATTTGATAATTATCATTTAGATTTTTGGGCTGCCTTTACTGTACCTTCTGGTAAACAAGGAGGTTATAATAATATGATTGGTAATTTTGATGAGTTAACTGCTCCTCATGGTAATGTTCCAGTCGGAGGCGGACCTGTTACTCCTATTCCTGCATTTACTCTCAATCTTCCTTTACCTTTGTTTTTTGCTCGTGATAGTGGTGTAGCTCTTCCTACTGCCGCACTTCCTTATAATGATATGCGTATTAATTTTTCATTCAGAGATTGGCGTGAACTTTTGGTTGTAACTAAAATTGAAGCTGCTTTCCCTTCTGCAAACTTATTAACTAATAATAATATTCCTGTAAATGATACTCATGTTGCTAATGCTTCAACTATGGTTTTATCTAATGTACAAGTATGGGCTAATTATGCTATTGTATCTAATGATGAACGTAAACGTATGGCTTGTGCTCCAAGAGATATTCTTATTGAACAAGTACAAACTGCACCTAGACAAGCATTTGCTCCAGCTACTAATCCCAATCCTCGTTATGATATTAGATTTTCTCATGCTATTAAAGTTCTCTTTTTTAGTGTTAGAAATCAAACTACTAAAGGTGAATGGTCTAATTATACCGCAGGTTCCCCCACTGTGTTATCTACTACAATAGATCATTCATCACCTGCTATGACTGATCCTATTTTACAAACTTCTCTCATCTACGAAAACACAAATCGTCTAGCTCAAATGGGTTCCGATTATTTTTCTCTTGTTAATCCTTGGTATCATGCCCCAGTAATTCCACTTGAAACTGGTTATCACTCATATTCATATTCTCTTGACTTTATTTGTCTCGATCCTATGGGTTCCACTAATTACGGTAAACTTACTAATGTAAGTATCGTTCCTGAAGCTTCTCAAGATGCTGTCAACGCTGCTACTGCTGCAGGTGCTACCGCTTTAGCAGCTACTAATACAGCATTACAAGGTGCATCTTTTAACCAAAATTACGAATTTATTGTTACCGCCGTTAATAACAATATTATCCGTATCAGTGGAGGTGCATTGGGCTTTCCTGTTCTTTAAAATGCGACTTATCCCTTATTTCAGGTCAATATATTTTTAATTTTAAAAAAATTAAAAATTAAATATTAAAAAATGAAATGATTTTTAAATATTTTGTTAAACATCTAAAATTATACTAAAATGCCTTCTAAATGTAAATTTGTTGAAAATAATATAAGATGTAAAAAAGATGCTGGATATTGTTTACCTAATTCGACATCACGGATACGTTGTGGTGTACACAAAGAATCACATATGATTAATCCAAGGGTGGATACAAGAATATGTAGACATATAGATCATAAAAATAATAACAAAACGAAAAGAGCTTCTTATAATTTCCCTGATCAAACACAGCCTC